ATTCTTCAACTAAATAAATACCAACCTAAATACAAGGAATATATTTTAGACTTATCTATTCCTGATCATAAAAATTATTTCGATTTGTGTGAAAGAACTTTTATATCAATTCTCTATAGTTATTATCACATTCATTATCTTGAGGAGAATTTTAATGATCTTACCAAGAAACTTCATCAGCTCCAACCACAAAGTGCATGATAAATATGATCCATTAAATATCTTTGAAGATTTTACTAGTTATATCAATGACTTTAATAGAACTGATGGTAACAAATACGTTAGATATATAAGAAGATGGATTATAAAACATATTAAATTTCCTCTTCTTACCAATAGAATATCTAAGGGATCTAGAAAGATACTAAAAGAATCTTTCAAGCATCCAGAAACTATAGTGTATCATGTAATGAGATACTCTATATTCTTATTGTATTTCTCTACCCTATTCCAAGTAGACCTTGAAGATCTTCTTAAAGGTATATTTGAAAATAATAGAGATAGCTGTGATATCATATTTGAATACAATGATACAAGAGAAAATGCTTTCCAGCGTATAAACAAGATTATCATAATCAATTACAATCTAAATAGTTTATATCGTCCAACAAATGATAGATTTATAAAGACTAAGCTTAGATTAGATCTTGATGAACGGATTTATACTATTGAAGAAATAGTTTACAAATGTTCTACTAAATTAGAAACAGCAACAGCTGGAATTGAATCATTAAGAAGATTTCAAATAGATGAAAAGGGAAGGATCTTAAACCCTTATTATAAATTTGGCAAGCACTTAAAAGCTGAGGAATACAGTAAATATTCTGTTATGGCAGTAAATATAATGGGTATTTTAGATATAATCCTCAGATCTGTATTAAACGTAGGAATATCAAAACAAGTTAATGATACTAGAGCATAAACTTGCTCTAGTATTATTCTTAACTTAAATTTTGGTCACATACTATAATATTGTAAGGAGTGATTAAAAAGAACAATGAAACAAGTAGTAAGTTTTGACAATACAAAAGATACTTTTGTTGAAGCTCATATATCAGATTTACACTTTGGTACTATAGAGCCTTTAACGGAGTATAAAATATTGAATGAACAGTTTTTGAACTATCTTGAAATGATGAATGTATTAGATATCGTATCTGTGAATGGGGATATATTTGATCATAAATTTATGGCAAACTCTGATGCGGTAGTATATGCAATCTCATTTGTTCAAAGACTTGTAGATATATGTAGAAGAAAGAATGCAACCTTGATACTTATAAACGGTACTGGATCTCATGATGCTGATCAGCTCAAGATCTTTGTACCATTTATGAATCAAGGTTGTGACTTAAGAATCGTAACCCAAACTCAATTTTTATTTGTCAAAGGTAAGAAAATCCTATGTATTCCAGAAATGTATAATATGGGCGAACCATATTACAATCAGTATCTAGTAAATTCTGGATTGTATGATGCATGTTATATGCATGGAACTTTTAAAGGATCTATATTTGGCAAGAATAAAAGGGATCTTAATTCTAATAGAGAACCAGTATTCGACATAGAAGACTTTGGTAATTGTAAAGGCCCTATTATATCTGGACACGTTCATGTGCATGGGGTGTATAGTAGCGATTTCTATTATTGTGGATCTCCAATAAGATACAAGTTTGGCGAGGAAGAAGAAAAAGGATTTATAATTCTTCTACACAATATCAAAGAAAGAAAATATATGGTTCATTTTGAACCTATTAAATCTTTCCGATACGATACAATTAATCTTGATGAAATGATTGATCAAGATCCTAGGATTATAATTGATTATATCAAAGCATTATTAAATGAGGGTATTGATCATCTTAGAATTCTTATTACTAAGAATAATCCTAGAACTATAGAACTCTTAAAGAACTTCTATAGGAGTAAGGCTAATATAAAAATTGAAACTAACTTTGAACAGCAAAAGATACAAAAAGAATTGAATACGATGAATCAAAAGTATAAACAATATGATTATCTATTTGATCAAAATCTATCTCCTGAACAAAAGTTAATTCAATACATAAACCAAGAAGAGGGAAATGATTTTTGGACTGTTGAAAAGTTTGCAGACTTCATGTCTTATATTGAAAAACTTTAACCCCAAAAACATTATAATACTAATAGAACTGAATATCAAATTATGGGAGTTTCTAGTATGACAGACTTTAATAAAAGAAAAGCTAAATTCAATACAACGACTACAACACCATCTGCTAGAAAAGCTCCTCAAGCTTCTGGCATTAATGAGTATATGCTAAATTCTTTTTGTAGATATGCTCTTTCTATGAATGATAATATCCGTAAGCACGGACTAACAATGCTAAATAGTTTGGTCATTAGACTAAACCCTGAGGACTTTATTAAGAATCAAAACTGTGCCATAAAACTACGTTTTCTAAAAGCTATATTAGAAAATAGAATGCAAGGTCTAAATGACAGAGAGATGATTCTATCTAATATAAACCTAATAATGGATATAACTAGTTTAGAGAAAGATCCAGCTATCTCTAGAGAGCTTTCTAATGATGAAGTTGTATCCGTTGAGGGTAATATCTCTATGATATTAACCAATACAGAGGTTGATGAGCATATTAAGATATTACTTGAGGCTATTACTAAATATCAAAATGCTGATTTTAGAGAGAAGAATCAAACTATCGATTATCTTAAATCTAGAATCAGTGACCTACAAACTCTATTTAGACGTAATGAGATAAACAAGGATTCATCCGATACGTTATTTAGATTATCTCAATTGGAAACTACAGTTCCAGATATCCATAAATATGTAACAAGTCCATCATATAAACTAGTTACAGGAATGCAGGGATTTAATGCGATGCTAGGTGGAGGTTTCCAAAAAGAACGCGTATATTCATTCTTTGGTGCATCAGGTTCTGGTAAAACAACTACGTTAGAGAATATCATGTATCAGTTATGGAAGTACAATCAAGATTTCATAACTCAAGATAAATCTAAGAAACCTTGCATTGTATTATTAACAATGGAAAACTTGGTTGTAGAAACAGTTTGTTCATTATATCATATAATGACTAAAGGTAAATCTATGGAAGCATGTGCTACTGCTGAAGATGCAATAGCACAATTCAAAGCATGCCAATTTGAATTTGATCCTGAGAATAAACGTGCTGTGGAATTAGTTATTAAATATAAACCAGTGAATTCTGTGGATACGACTTATATGTATAAAATAGTAGAAGATCTTGAAGATGAGGGATTTGAAACAATAGCATTCTTACAAGACTATATGATGCGTATCAAACCATCTGAAAGAACAAAAGATGTTTATCAGGATTTAGGTACAGTTGTAAATGACTTTAAAACATTTGCAATCTCTAAAAAGATTCCAGTAATAACCGCATCACAGCTTAATCGTGAAGCGATGAAGATTATTGATGAGGGAAGAAATGCTAATAAGCTAGATTCTATTAAGAAACTAGGTCGTGCAAATATTGGTGAGTCTATTAAGATTGATACTAACCTTGATGGTACATTTATCATTGTTCCAGAATATGATAAAGAGGGAAATAGATATCTTGGTATTAAGATGACTAAGCATAGATATAAACTTCCTCCTAATCATAGATTAGATTCTATCTTCCAACCATTCTATCCAAAGTCTGTAGCATTAGTGGAAGATTTATTTGAACCTAAAGCAGTATTTAAAGAGTCTCTAATAAATAATGATATAGAAGAAGTGACTTCTAAGTTTGGTACTACAGAGCATGTATCTATAAATAACCCAGCTAAGAGATTGGAAGCATTAAATAAATCAGTTGATATGACTTCTGGTTCTGGTTTGGTGAAAACTCCTAAGAGAAATAACGAAGTTAGTATGCCTATAGATACAATGGTTGAAAGACCTAAGACTGATATTAAAGATACTAAACTTGTAGAGATGACTCCTAAATTCTCATTAGATAATGAAGATTCATCTCCATTTAATAGAAATAAAAAGAAAGAGGTTGTATATCTAGTACCACCTCCACATAGTAATATTCAAACACATTAAAGTGGTGGTATGGGATAATCCCATACCACTATTTTTGTCTTAAGATGAAGAAGTACTAGATGAACCAATTGATGCAGTTGAAGAATAAGATTTAGATATGAATTTATTTACAGGAGTAATAATCTTATCTCTAGAATGTTTTTGATTGTAAGTATTCATTGCCATAGATTCTTTATTATAGATAATAGAGATTGCATTAGACAATGTGGTCTTAGGTAAGAGATACAATTTTTTATTTGGAATTGTAAACTCATGGGTACTACAAATATTATTCAAACGTAATATAGTATAGAATAATTTTGTAGAACCATATATCTTATAAGAAAGCATTTTAGGATTGTATTTATATTTATTAACTTCTTGAGGAGTTAATTCAATTAGAATACATTGCTCTTTTAAATCTGTTAGATAATCATCTAATAAGTTTTTTACTACAAATTCAAACCCATCTCTTGTTTCATAATATGAGATAGATTTGTAATCTGAATTATCACTAGCAGCATTACCTGTATCAATAAACTCTTTTAGAGTATGAGTTTCTGTAATACCTAGACTAGCACTATTATAATATATCGCCATCTGGATCTCCTATAATTCCATTCCAATAATTTGAGGTTTAGTAATATCTCCACTTAAAAAGGTGACTATAAATCTAGTACCTACTGGGATATATTTCTTAGGATAAGTTCTTGTAACCTCTCTTGGAAGTGCTAATTTAACAACAGCTGTTCTTTTTACCTCACCAAACTCTAATCCCTCAGTTTCTTTATTCATAAGATTGGGAATAGATACTTGGTTTCTATATAAAGCACGGCTGTTATTTTGCATACCTCCAGTCATTTGCAATTTAAATAATTGCTCTCCTGGATGGAATTTATTAACGTAATCATCTAGAAGTATAGCTATTTCTGTACTAGAATTCACATTATGAGTACTCATTATATCACCTCTTTCATTATTACTGTGTCGAAATATAAAATATGAAAACCAATCAGATAAGATAGTAATAGAATTAT